TATCTCATCTAATCTAAATCTACGAATTAAACTCTCGCAGTCTTCAATCGACCTTACAATTGCATAATAATACCCGTGATTAAGTGCTATTTGTTGGAATGCTTTTTGATTTGGTTGCTGAGTTCCTTTCTCAATTTTTACTTCAACAAATAAACCATTCCAATTTTTGTTTGAAACCATCCAAAACATATCTGCAACTCCTGACCTCAAACCTTCTAAATTTAATTTAATTCCAACTACTTTATGTCTTGCTCCACCGTTAGGAATAGCAAAATAGTAAAAATCCTGAGTCCAGTCTAGCCATTTGCAAATTGACACCTGGAGTTTATGTTCGTGTTCGTTTCTCATTATACCCTTGTGCATATAAAAGGTTTGAAATTGTGCATATTATAAAACTTTGCATATAATATCAGTAGTATTACTACTTAAAATCGTCACAATTATATATAACTTTGTGACATAATTTGTCGGATGTATCCCTCATTATGTGACATTGACTTAATTTATGACGGGATTTTCCAACAATAACATTAAACAAATTTTACAAATTGTATTCTTTTTGTAAATTCTATTTGTTGTTATGCAAAAATTCTCCAATCACTTCGGCTTCATCAATTATCCAATGCTCAAATTGAGTTTCAGTAAACGTTGCACCAACAACTAAAGTTTTAAGTGCCTGGAAGTAATCATCTAAATCCACATCGATATGGTCGAACTCTACTGATATAATCTTGCCATCAATTTCCAGGCTTAACTTTGTTTTTTTAGTTATCATTTTACTAGTCATTTAAGTTAAATCTATCTGCCTTCGCTTCTAATTCCCCAGTGCCTATGTAAAGTAAAAACATCCGTACTTCTTGCCAATATAAAGAATCTTGTTCTCCATCGGTTAGGTAATCTATAATTTCGTAAACGCACATCAATGCGCCTTGTTTTGCCTGGTCTTTACCAGTTGTATTATTAAATGAAAATCGGTCAAGTAATTGCAATGCTTTGTCTTCAGGTGTCATTGTGTTATTGGTTTAAATTGTTAGTATTTTTTAATCTTCCGTGACTTGTGTACAACCTTAAATCTATTGTATCCGTAAAAATATCCTCAAATTCGGAAATTCCGAATACCCACTTTGACTCTGATTTTTTTTGTATTGTCCGATTATTTTTCAGAGCATAAAAATAAGCATAGCAAATTAATGCCAGCGCAGTTCCGTAAATTAATTTTCTTTTCATTTTATTGTTGGTTTAAAATATACTTTCCCCATTGGTCAGCCATTGCATCTGCTATGCCTTGAAATGTTTTACTTCTTAATCCTCTCCGTTCTTCAGTAGTCTTTGCTTTTGTCAATGCTTCATAATACCACATAGGTTGTTTTTTTATTTTACCATTCTTTCCAATCCATTCTTTAAATTCTCCTTTGCTAACCATATTTGTCGGTAATAATTTAGGAAGATTTTTTAACCATAAACACGTGCTTTTGCTTGCTGAATCCCCAAACCAATACGGTTGAACTATTTGGTCAGGCTTGCATAATTTACTTGATATTACACTAATTGGATTCTCAATTGCAATACTTTTAATATTTGCATCCATTAATTTTTTAACAAAAAGTAAAGCCTCTCTTTGATTATTATATCTTTCTTCGTTAGGACTGCCATCTTTATTGTAAAGGTGCTTTGCTCCACTAACTGAAAGATAAGTGCAAGGAGGGTGAGCAATCATTAAATCCCAACCTTTATTAATTACTTTAAATACATCTTGCTGATAATGCCATTGTGGATGTCCGCCAGTACAAGGTAGTATGTCACAACTATATGCTTCAAATCCTAATTTCCTAAATGCTATGGTTACTGCTTGGCTTTCTTCACAAGCTATTAATACTTTTTTCATTTTTCGTTTGGTTTAATAGTTCCATCAATATCAATATGACAATCAAATGTAACCAAAGAATTTATAAATTTAATATAACCTTGAGTTTTGCAGTGCATCTTCCGTTCTTCAATATCCTGGATGTTGGAATACTTATTCCAAAGTTCTATTCGTTCTTCCTTTGAAATTGTTGGAATCTTAAACTGCTCCAGGTAATCAAATAGAATCGAAAGACCTCCAGCGATAAACGTAAATTTCTTATCGTTATTTTCGCAGAATCTAATCTGATTAGCATATTCGTTAGCCGTGTCAATTGCTTGCTTCTTTAATTCTTGGTCATTAGGTTTTTCTTTCACTGGCTCTATTGATTTAGGTAAGTTTTTAATCTCTTGTCTTGCATACTCCAAGTAAGCACTCATAATTCTACCAAAGTATTCACAAGAGAAATTCTCATAGCATTTAGAATCAATATTTAGCTTCCCAGCAACTGCCATTTCAAAAGCAAGTTTTATTTCTTCGCAAGTATTATTTCCAAAATTAGACTTAACAAAATTAGTCAATACAAACTTTTCTTCTTCAGTAGGTAAATTGCTTCCACGTAAGCCAACCAAAAGCATCGAGTAACGTAATGCTTGCTTTATCGTATTATCTTCGCTTAGACGCAAAGTATGGTGGCTTTGTGCTTGTCTTATTGCAATTGCATTACCACTTCCGTAAGGCTTCCATTCTTGCGGCACTTGTTCCGAGTTTTTCAGTTGTATTTCCATTGTTGTTAAATTTGGTTTTATTATTCATCCAAGTATTTATTCTTCTTTCAATATTAAAGAATTTTTCTTGCTCCCATCTTTCCTTTCCTGATTTATTTTGTTCAGTCCAGTAAGCATAAAAATTATCATATTCATCTCCTAATTCAAAAATGTGTGGAGTTATTATATCTATTAACTTTACTTTACTTTCCTTTACTTTACTTTCTTTTACTTTATCAGCGTTACGAACTTGTTCTGAACGTGTTACATTTTCGCTAACTGCTTGATTATCACGCCATTCAGAAATACGTTTTGCGTTTTTTTCTTTTGAAACTTGATACTTTTTACTAAAGTTTAGCAATTGTTTGTTAAAAGTTTCTCCATTATTTGTAGAAATCAAATCAATTTGTTCAATAAAACTCCAAACTTTCTCTAATTTTTTGCCAATATTCAACTGATGTTTAAGAACTTTTGTCTTAATTGGCTTCTCTTGTAATGCAAGTTTTTCTAAAATTGTATAGAATAAACCAAGACCTTCATAACCATATTCAAGATAAAGTTCCGTGATCTTCTCATCGTTAAATGAATTGGAATCGTGCAGAAAATATTTCATAATTTAAAATAAAAAAAGCCAGTCTGCGTAGGAGTGCAAAACTGGCTTTGGTTATTAAACCCTTTTTAATTACCTAAGAACTCCTACCCTCTTAGTCAATTATTTCACAATATAAAAAAACTAAACCGATTTGCAAAGTCTTTTAAGAAAATATCCAGCATAAATCGGATGGTCGTTTTCAAATAACCTGGCATAATCTGAAGTATAATTATTGTTGACCTTATAGCCATCGTTACCTTCAACCATTGTGTGCCATCGGATCACTTCAAAGATTTGCTTTGCTCCTAATCTAACATATCCACGATTAATCATTTGGAATGCTAACCGCTTAAACTCTATATAAATCTGCGGATTCTCTTCGTGATACTTTCTGAAACTTATTTTCATTTGGTTTAAATTTAGATGTTTGATATAATTTCTTGTAATCCTTTTGCAATTGCTTGCTTAAATGGTCTTGCCATTGGTTGAATGTTAATTCTTTCATCTTAATAAATCTACAATTAAATAAAATATCCATACTGCTATGATTCCCACGAAGCCTACCATCGTGAGAAATTCTGCCGTTTCGCTAGAGTTGTTCGACTTGCCCTGATTTTTCATCGTGCATTTGTTTAGCTATGATTTCAACTTCTCTCATTACTTCAGGATACCTTACATACCCTTGCTCTTTGTTCCTGGTATTCCAGTATACGACTTGCTGAACATTTAAAACGTTCCACTCTCTTGCTGAGAAAGGTAAAATACCTTTCTTATTTAAACTATCGGCAACTGCCTGATGTATATTGCTTTTTTTTATCTTAATCATAGTATTGTTTTTTTGATTGATGTTGTACTTGATTTAGCTGGTGGAAAAAACTCAAAGGATTCTCCCGTTTCCTCATCTACCGTAATGGTCTTATTCTTGATTGACTTACAAAACTTCTCGACTTCCTTTTGCTTTTCTTTTAGATCATCGATTTGTTCTTGTAAATTTACCCAAGCACCCGTTGCACTAAAGTCGTATTTAGTTCCGACCTCAGCCACTTGCATCTCAACATTATGTACCTCAAATCGACCTTTGTCGTATTTAAGTAGTTCATCAACTGCACTTTCCTTTAAAGTCTTCTCCAGTTCAGAGAATAGCAACTGATACTTCGATGCGATAGCAAGCAAAGACTTAATGTCCTTGCCACCTTCTTTGACTCCCTCATTAATCAAATGAACCAAGTGATTAATCTGAGCCTTGCTCATATCTTGGATAGGATTGTGTCCAAACAAACCAATCTCAAATTGTTGGGGATTAAATTGTATCTCTTCCATTTTTAAATTTGTCTATAAATTCTTGTGAAAATCTTTGATCTTTTACTGCATTTTCAAAACATTGTTTTGTTATATCCATTTGAAATTTTAATGTGTTTTCAGATGCGTGATATAATGAACGTAGATGAACTTGCAAGAATGCTATCTCATAGCTTTTCTGATATTCTTTTTCCCAGTCTTCCATCGTTAAAAAGGTAAATCGTTTTCTACTAATGTAACACTTGGAGAATCAAACACTGGCGATGGCTTTGAAGCTTGAGTGCCGAATCCTTCCGTTCCTTTGATTTTAAAGTTGCCCAAGATAGGTGCATTACTTTCGGGAGTCTTTACTCCATCTTGCGTGATGAAACCGAAGTTTCCATACTGGTCAGCATCTTCTTTTAAAAATCCGCTGATGTTAAGGTAAGTACCTTTCTTACCCTTGTACAATTTAGACTTGTCTAACAAATCTACGTTAATTGAAATGCTTACTAACTTGCTCATTTTGTTGGTTGATTAATTGTGAAACTTAATTTTTTAGTTGAAAATAAACTGATAATATCTTTATTGCCATTGATTGATTGTTGGGAGTTAGCATAATAGCTATTTAAATCCTCAACCGATTTACATTTGTCAATCTCTTGTTTCCATATTTGTAAACTTTTAGCCTCCTCTTTTCCGTGAGTATTTGTAGCATCGGAGTCTTTCGTATCATCCATAGCAAAAAGTCCACATAATGAATATTTTCGAGCATAAGAGCTGCTCGCACCAGTGACCTGACTGCCATCCATTCCTTTCTTGCTTTCTTCTTCTCTTGCATATCCATCGGTTGACCACGTTTCCTTGCCGTTTGAGAGAGTCGCAGTAGCTTTGATATAATATCTATCGCCTACGTTAATTATCGTGTCGGAAATCGTAATAGAATAACCCATCGGATTAACTACTTGCTTGACCGCTTCAAGGATATCTTCAGCACTTCGGTAGTTGTATTTACCGAATGAATTGAATTGGCCTTTAGGTGCTTTTACTTTTGCTTGAATTTCTGCTAACTTGTTTTCCATTAGTCTAAGATTAATTGTTGAAATTTTGATTTATAAACTCGTTCCTCTCTGCATACTGCTGCCCAAAAGTCTTCGAGTTCATCGAAATACCAGGTGCAAGAATAGAACCCAGCCTCATCTTTGAATTTTGCTTTATACTTTTTCATAGTCCTGAGATTATTGGTAAGATGTGCCAAAATAAAAGATAACCGAAAATTGCGATTGCAATGCTACCAAACAAACCTTCTCGATCAGTTTGGTAAAAGTCTTTGATGTACTCGATGATTTTTTTCATTTGATTGTTGGTTTAGGTTTTAGTTAATATGTAATCCATCTAAATTTAAATTACCAATTAATTCGATAATTTTTTTATTAGGAAAGGTTTTGAATAAAGCTTTTTTGTCATTGACATTTAAAATCAATTTGCCAATTTTATCAACTTTTAAAATGCTAATAAAATTGTCATTATCCCAATTGCTGAATAAAAGTATTTCGCTGGTATCTTCATCATTGAATAATTGATGTAAGTCATTTGCATCTATATCGTTTATAGCTTGCATTTCTTGAGTCATTAATGTTAAATTTTTCATTTGTTATTGTTTAAGTGTTTACAAATATAAATATAATTATTAAATAAAAAAACTTTATATAATTTTATTTTAATAATATCCCAATTATTTATTTAACGGTCGTATAAAACAAAAATCCCCACCGATATGACCAATGGGGATTCTATTACTTAAACCTATTTAACAAAAAAACTTAACTATGAAACACAAACCTACAAAATTTTTCCGTCTCTTATCTGAATATTTTTAACTTTTGATTTCCCGTTCTCAATTTCTACAATAGCAAACCCGTGATTGTGCATACTAAACGGCATATACTTTGGATTTAATAAAGTCAAGCACCCAGTGCTATAAGTATTTATAAACTCTTTAAATCCAGTCTTCTTTTGTGTATTGCTTGTCCGATGAACGTGACCGATTAAAGTATTACAAATAGTCTTGTTAAATAGATTCTGACTTGGATTGACTCCGCCTCCGCCATATAATTCGTGACCGTGTAATACAAGTAAATCGCCCATCTCCATACCTTGCCAATCCTCGATCATATTGATCCCTAACTTATCTAATCTAAAGAATACATTGAATTGAAGATCAGCCAACTGCGCAAACTCTTCCGCTTGTACTTGTAATGCTCGTGCAAATCTATTTTCGTGATTGCCAAGTTTATAATAAATTGGTATTGTTCTAAATATATCTCTTAGCCTTTGTAAGAAATCTCTATTCATATCTACCTCCCTTTTAAAATCTCGCATATCCTTTTCCTTTTCGTGCCGGGAAATAGAATAAAAGTCTTGGATATCTCCGTTAAGATATAAGCAGTCAATCTCTTGCTCCTTTAAATGCTTTATTGCACAAGTCAAAGCCTGGAGATCGTGATAAGGAAAGTGAATATCAGATAAGATTCCAATCTTTTTTAAATGCGGAGGCAGTTTAGCAGATACATATTCTTTGCCAATGCTTTCTTCAATGCCAAAATTATCAAGTGTTTCAAGATTATAGTTTGCGACTACTGGAGGAATGAGTTTATTAACTTCTTGACTTGACCTTTCTCTTGTAGAAATATTCTTTTTTGTCATTAACTTTCTTAAAGAATCAGCTTTTTGATATCCATACATTTCAAAGAATGAATTGTAGAAATCCGTTTTGCTTAGATTAGTTGAAAAAAAATGCTCTTTAATTTTTACTATTTTATCTTCCAGCTTCATATTCTTCCATTAAAGTATCGATCAAAAATTCGATATTGTTTAAAACTTTCATTCTTAAAACGTAAGCAGCGTCATCAATGTGTTCGATGTTTTCCATTACATCCATCATCGTATCGAGTAAATCTTTTGCTCTTGATCTTGGCTTCTCCAATGGTTCAATGTCAATTTTATACATAGATAAATCTTAAATAGATATAACCAAAGATTATCAATCCTTGAAAAATAATGGTTAAGATACACCAGGTAGGAATGATATTAGTTATTTTTTCTTTATTAGATATTAATTTATCGGTTGACAAACTTGAAACATACATATTTCGGTAGACATTCTCAATAGAATCGATATTAATCGTGGCTTGAATATTGCCTTTGTAAGACCTTATTATTATGCGACCTTGTGGAACGGTTATCTTTGAATAAAAAGTGTTTAATATGCCCGTAGAATCGCAAGGATTCTCAATGATAAGAGTATCATATACCGCATTGAATTTTGTTATTACTTTGTAGTCACGGATTGTATCGATGCGAATCTTTTCAGTTATGATATTAACCGATTTAGTTGGCTTACAAGAAGAAACCAAAATGACAAATAAAAATAAGTAAATCGGAAAACTTCCGAATTTGGCACGTTTATTTTCCATAATTTGTCAAATTTTAAAATACAATTCTGATTCGGCATTTCTTCTAAGTGTCAATCCATTTAAGACTTTGCCTCCACTCTTATTCCATTTTAAAAATTCTAACTTGATTAAAGGGTCAGTTGGATTAGCATTGACTTTCTTTAATAAGGTGCTTTTCTTTAAAGAGCCAGCGCCCAAGTTATAGCAAAACGATACAAGGGCATCGAACTGATTCTCATTAATGTCATCACGGCAAAATGAGTCAACGCTCCGTTCATAATGTTTTATTACATTTAAAAAAATATCGGTTGCTCTTGCTTCGCTAATGGGTGCATCGGTCATTCTAACCTTTGTTCCATCCTCGTAGTACGTGCAACCGATTGATATTGTTGGGATTCCAGCTGGACATAAGTACGGCTTGAGTTTAACTCCCTCAAACCGTTTTATCAGGCTTAGTCCGCTTTGGCTTATTTGGTTGATTTTCATCTAATTTTGCTCTCAATTCAATATTCTCACTTCTTAAATTATGAAT